TCTCCAGTGCGATCATGAGGATCTTTTCTTCCTTGACTAGGTATGGACGGTATTGAACGGTCTTACCGGTCGAAGGAATCTTAGTTTCATACTTTGGTGCTTCAATTTTTGGTAGCGGCATAGTTAATGATGTGGTTAGTCATTCAGTTCAGTGACGAAAGTACTTCGTAGTCAGTATAGGCTAATGTAACAAATAGCTTTTGAATTGCATTCTCTGCAGTATTGTCCAGAGTTACCGCGTTCATGGTAATCGGAAAAGCCTCATTTAATCTGACACCATACGTCGGATTATTGTTCTTGTCCAACTGATAAATCTGGATCGACGTCGTATATTGGTTTTTGTATTTTGCACGGTATTTTTCAACCGAAATCATCTGCTCAATCCAGGCATCAAAAGCTTTCTTGATCGAATAATTGTTGGTCAACAGGAACGAAAATATAACATCTTCGTTCATATAACTTGTTACCATTTTAATCGGCTGGCGCAATAACTGATAATCTGAAGTCGTGATCTGCTTTCCTGGAATAATTGCAGATTCACACAAAACGGTGAATTCGCGCATGTCATTTCCGAAACTAATTCCCGGTGGTGCGGACAATGTAACCTGAAAGCGATTCGTCATCGCCAGACCGTTTCCACTCTGGATATACGCCTTGAGATCGTTGATGGAGTCGAATGCCATGATTATGATTTTTGATAGACCTTTCTGGACTCTCTCCAGACTTTCTGCTTTGTAGCACCCTTGAAATGTTCGGTCGGAAGGAAGATCGCAGTCTCCCAATCCGGGGCGTGAACCTGAGCAATTCGGCTACCGATCTGATCCCATAGGTAATGTTTCAGGCATGGCCTGAAATAGCGAAACCGCTGTGCTGAAGCCAATAGCTGATAGCGTAGACGCAAGCGTGTTCTTTCGGTCAACTCGTCGTCCTTCAGGGTGGCTAGCAATTTGTCCAGGAAAATGGCGCGTACGCGTGGCTCTAGATAGTGAAGATTCATTCCTAAGAAACCGCCCTGCGCAGGCTTCAGCAGGATGATCAATGGGAAACGATCGTAGTAGGGCAGTGTATCCTTATGCAGCGCGTCGTATACAAACATGTACATGAATCCCCACTGAGGATTCGGCTTGTTCTTTACTGCAGGATCGTTCAGTAGCTTCTTTCTGTTGATCTGGCCGTTCAGTTCACGGGCTTTCTCCATGAACCAATCACGGGCCTCCTTTGATCGTGCCGCGAAGCCGGTCGCAGTAGATTCTTTTCTGAGAGTGTCGAACAGTGACGCCATGGTCACTATTTATAGGCTATTTTAGAGAATTTTGATTCCTAGACTTTTCAGAAAGTCTTCGTTCCAGACCTCAAATGACCAACCTCGATCTTCTGCAAACTCCTTTGCTGCCTCCCACTTGCTGATGTTCTTGGCGTATGTCATCACCTCGGTGATGTACTTCTTTGTTTTGCGACCAGTGTTGCGGGGCGGGACAGTCTCCTTCTTTGGCTTAATCTCTACCAGAAACACTCGACCGTCGGTGAATTCGATCTTTACATCTACAAAGTAGCGATGTAGCTTTCCATCAGTCTTGCACCGATAGGGTACGACCGTCTCTTCGGATGACCAGCACTTGACAAACGAATTATCATCAAGCCAACGAAATACCTGTCGCTCCCACAGAGAACGATAGACGATGTTAGTGACATCGCCACGATACTTCGATGGATTCTTGGGTGAAAATTTGCCTCTGTAACTCAATTTGATTGCTCCGGAATGCAGTATAAATACTGTATTTATGCCTGGCCTATCAATCCTATCACCTACATCACGTCAGGACAACGATAAAAGAGCTGCGAACGTAAATGAGTACGTGGCTTCGCAGAATTCTATTTTCGCATTTCCCACAAGGATGCGTAACGAGCGTGCCAATTTCCCCCATGTCAGATTCGAATGCGGTGGAAAGTCTATTCATTTTCCCATTCCTTCAGGATTAACGTTTTCCGATAATGCTGAATACTCTAATGTCGATCTGGGTTTACTGGGATTTGACACCGATAAGACATCTGGGGCGATGACCGATCAGCTTAAAAACGTTGGTGCCGTGGCGGCGAACATCCTAGCAAAAGAATACGCCGAGAACAAATATGCCAATGTCGCCGAGGCCGTAACTTTAGCTACAAAGCGAGTGCAAAACCCAGGAAGGGCAGTATCATTTCAGGGAACATCGGTTCGCGAATTCGAGTTTTCGTTTAAGATGATGCCACAGGATGAACGCGATACAATTGTCATCAAGGATATCAATACAATTTTTCGCCTTAATCTGTATCCAGCATCCAATACTGCCGGTTTGGTATTGAGCTTCCCTCCGGTATGGTCTATAAAATTTTATAGCGGAACTGAAGAAAACAAGTTTATTCCTAAGATTTACGAGGAATGTTTTCTGTTATCATTCTCGTCAACTTACAATGCTGACAGTAATATGTTCCATGAAGATGGATCGCCGATCGGAGTAGATGTCAGCATGAAGTTCCAGGAAACGAAGGCTCTCACTCGCGAGGACCAATACAAGTTAGCCAAATACTGATCACCATGGGTTTCTTTCGACAGTTTCCAAAGACTTCATACGACTTTTTCAACCGAGGCGTTAATTATAAAGTCACCGACATATTCAGATATGTCAACGTTGATTATTCCTTTCTGGACGATGTCTCTACGTATTCGTATTACCGCATTCAGAACGGTGAGAGACCGGATATCGTATCGCAGCGTCTGTATGGAACACCAGATTATTATTGGACGTTCTTCATCATCAATGATCACTTGAAAGAAGGAATCGGAAACTGGCCACTACCGCCGGAATTGTTTGAGGATTATATGAATTCCGAATATTCCGGAGTAGCAGTGACGTCAGAGGTCAATCTCGGTATAAACGATGAAGGAGAAATTCTATACACGAATGCATTGGCGGACGAATTCCCGATCGGAACCGAAGTGGCAATCACTGTTGCAGGAGTTCCCAATGTAGTTACAGATCCTCAAACTGGGGTGCAAAAGACAATTCCTACATATGTGACCCGAGGTACCGGTAAAGTTTATGCCAGAAATCCTCAACTATGCCAATTGATCATTCGTGACATTGTCCCTTCTCCTGGAGTGACAGAACCGTTCGTTGAAGAAGGTTTCATTCGATCGAACAACGACACCCTGGTCATCAAGTCGTTTTCCTTGTACCGTGATGCTGTCAAGTATTATGTAGAAGCAACATCCACCACCGCTGTGAGCGGCGCAGCAATTGCCAAAGTAATTACTAGTGGTGGCTCTTTGCCATCAGTTACGAATAGAGCAACTTTGACTGGAGCAACATCCGGTGCAACAGGTAAAATTTACGCGTCCGTATCTACTCCAGGAAATTACACTTTATACAGTATTTCCGGAACCTTTATACCTGGCGAAGCTATTACAGGAAGTGGTGCCAGTAACTGTATCCTTTCGTCGATTGCACTAGGGGCTTCCGATAAAGTTACTTCAGCCGGTGACGTTTTTTCAGATATTACCAACCAATCGGAATTACAACTCCGAGAATCATATAACCCATACGCGTTCGATCCGACGGAGCTCTCATCAGAGGCAAACTTTGCGATCGAACCGATATCATATTATGACTATGAATCGGATCTAAACGAAAAACGGTCTAATATACGAGTGATTCGCCCTAATTTGATCTACAGGTTTGCAAATCAGTTCAGCAATTTGATCAATGCCAACTAATATTAATGTCGGAGTCAATGACTCGAAAGGACACAATCCGGCAGCTTATCGAGTCAATGAAATCACCCTGACCAATCATACTGGCAGAGTGATCGATATCTCCGCAATTGTCACCGATTTTACGATTACCGAAAGTCTATATCGTCAGTTCCTGATGCTGGAGCTGAGTGTCGCTGATAAAGTTAATCTATTTGAAGAGTACCAGTTATCAGGTCAAGAGACGATCTTCGTCTCTGTATCTCGCTGGGAATTTGATCCTGACGAATATCCAGAGAACAGCGAGCTGAAAGAGATCACAGTCAGTCATACATTCATAGCTACGGAATATCCTCTATTTGCCAAATCTGGTAATACGAGACAACAGGCCTATAAGATCAGAGCGATCAGCCGTCATGCGTTCCTGGCAAAATTCAAGAAGGTATCAAAGTCATATACCGACAACGCGATCAATGTCGTCAAGAATATCCTGACTGAAGATCTGGCATATGATCCGACTAAGATCTATGTCTCAGAGGCCGGATCCCGATCACTGAGCATGGTCATACCCTATATGGATCCGCTCGAGGCAATCAGTTGGGTCCTGCGGCGTAGCTTTGACCAGAATTCAGCACCAATCTACTGCTACGAGACTCTGTTCTACAAAATGGTGATTGAGTCACACAGCGACCTTGTTTCGACCGAAAATTCAGCACATCGCTCGTTTACTGAGGGAAAGTTCTTCTCGTACCCCAGCGAAGAGGGGAGCCTGGAGTACTATCGTCAACAGCTGGGAAGAATTCTGAAGATAGGATCTGAGCTGAAGATGTCAAAGCTTTCATCGGGTGCTGCCGGTGCATTTTCGTCTAAGACTGATTACGTTGATATTGCCAAGAAGACGTATGCATCAGATATCTTTGACTATGATCAGATGTTTGGAGACATGGTCTGGTTTGAGAACGGAAAGACGCTGAGCACAGAATTTCGTCCTGAAAGATCGCTCAACGAATACTATGAGAGCCGAATCAATAGCATTCCCCTGAATACTCTGGCTTTCTCGGAGGACGGATCGAAGCAGAATTATCACGATTCTGCTACCGGAAACAAACTGAACAAAGCGATCTCGTACCTAGAGAATAGTGATACGATGACTCATGATTTGCTAATTTACGGTGACCTGACTCTGACCTCTGGAATGACCGTTGAACTGAATATGACCAAGTCCGTAGATCCTACACTCCGAGTCGACGGAGACGTTGCCAGAAGCGGACCTGAAAGGGACGAGTTCCTGTCTGGTACATACTTGGTCACAGGAATCAAACATAATTTCTCCAAAGAGTATTTCTGCGAGATTCGAATCAAGCGAGATACCTACACCTATGACCTGAGTGAATTCTGATGAATAACATTGATCATTATGTCGGAGGACAGTTTGCCTGGTTTACCGGTGTCGTAGAAGACATTCACGACCCGTTAGAGATGGGTCGTGTCAAGGTTCGTTGCTTTGGATACCATTCTCCAGATCTAGCTGCTATTTCAACCGAATCGCTGCCCTGGGCGATGGTGATGACCCCGATCACGTCCGCATCGATGACCGGAATCGGTCAATCGGCTACAGGAGTTCTTCAAGGATCCTGGGTAGTCGGGTTCTTCCGTGACGGTCCATCCGCTCAAGATCCGATCGTACTTGGCACGATTCCGTCGATGTCCACGGACAAACGACCGGACAGCGGATTCTCCGATCCAGATCGAGTCTATCCGAGAGAGGAAGGACTGGAGAAACCCGATACTCCTATCCAATCAAGATCAGACTGGACAGAAGCGAACAGCTATGCGAAAAGAGAGGAAATTCACGTCTCCAACATCGAGACCGCAGTACCGCCGAGAGTCTCTACCGTAGCGCAAGACGAGTCGGACTCGTACTATAATCGGCAGACCTGGAGTAACTGGGAGATCGCAGAACAGGTTCAACCGACCTATCCGATGAATCATTCCATCGAGACAGAATCAGGCCACGTTCGCGAGATAGACGACACCCCGGACTATGGAAGAATCTTCGAGATGCATCGGTCAGGAACGTACTACGAGATCAACAACGAGGGCGATCGCACTCTGACCGTGGTCGGCGACAACTACACCGTCATCTTCGGTTCGAACAACGTCTACATCCGAGGGCTATGCAACCTGACGATCGATGGAGATCTTCGAACATTGGTCAAAGGAAACTATCACCTGGAGGTCGAGGGTAACAAGACCGAGTACATCAAGGGATCCCGTCAGTCCAAGATTGGACAGTCTGAGAACATCGAGATCGGCAAGGATGTCTCCAAGAACACGACCGGCAACCACATCGAGAGAGTCGGCGGAAATGCTACAATCACGATCGATGGGTATCGCCTTGAGACCATCGGTTCAAACGATGACCGAACTATCGGTGGCAACCATAGCCAGATCGTGGTCGGAAACAGCCAGTATGCCGTCGGCGGTAACCTAGAAGTCTCGGTACTCGGACACCTGTACCTGACATCACAGGAAGAGATGAAGATGGAGACTCCGTCGGACATGGAGATGAATGTCGACGGCAATCAGACTATGACCATTGCCGGAACACAGGACATCACCGCTAGTGTCACGAACATCAATAACAATGTTAACATTGACGGTAATCTAGACGTGACCGGCACAATCGATGCGGACGGCGTCATCACGTCTGGAACACAGGTAAAGGTTGGAGCAATCAATCTGACGACTCACCGTCATACCGGAGTAATGTCTGGTCTAGCAACAACCGCAACACCAGTCGCATAATATGTCATTACTCTGCGGAAGTAATTCGTCCCTCGATTCCCTCACTTCTACGACCGGGAGTATCAAGGATGTTCTCCAAAACGGAAAGAGCGGCCTGGCGTCTCTGCAGTCTAAGATTGCAGAGGCTCAGTCAAAGATACAGACTGTCCAAGCAAAAGTTGCCGAGGTGTACTCGTTTCAGGGTGAACTTGCTGCTCTGAAGAGCAATCCGAATCCACAAGCAATCGCCCAGTTCCTGAACAAATGGGGACCAAAAGTTCCGGCTGCTCAGACGTATGTTCAGAAGATCACACAGACTGCCAATAGTGTTGCAAAGGTCGATGCCTTTTACTCAGAATTAAAGGCTCTCAAGGGAGCCGGCCCTGCATCATATTCTAGTTTCATTCGAAAGTGGCAGACCAGCATTCCTGGTCTGAATATGTCCACCGCGATCGCGATGCTCGATGAGTCCGCACAGATTCAAAATCTGTCAACTGAGATTCCTTCACTGATCAAGAGCTCGAAAACGAATCTCAAATCTGGAAACATCAATACCAAGCTGCAAGGAGTTCAGACCGGGTTAACCGCTGCATCAAAACTTCTGGACGCAGCCGGTAAGATAGGAAACCTTGCTGCGCTGTCCTTGGATCTCTGCAAAGACATTCCGAACATCAAGATGAACACGACAACCGGTGCCGTTGTCACTGAGGCAAAGGAAGTTGTTGTACCCTCAGGAAATCCTGAGGTGAGTGAGGCCGTGGTCTCAACGGTCCGGACCAATTATAAGGGTCTAGTCTGACCTCAGAAATGCTGTATAAATAGGTGGAATTATGGCGGAAACCCTTTCAGACTACAATGTCAACGAATTAATTGCGACGAATAGGTCGCAAGTGGTCTCGAAAAGACGTTCGTTTTCTGATCTAGATCTTTCCCTAGAATTAAATCCCAACTTCAACGATATTGTTCCGCTGACCGATATTGACGCCGTCAAAAACTCGGTCAAAAACTTGATTCTGACCAATTTCTTCGAGAGACCCTTTCGGCCTTGGATTGGATCCAATCTCTCTGCATTGTTATTCGAACCCGCCGATTCGTTTACGATCATCTCCATTCGCGAAGAAATCAAGAAGGTACTTCGTAAGTATGAGCCTAGAGTCGACGACGTCACTGTTGAAGTAAAAGATCAATCAGATCGAAACTCTTATACCGTTACCGTTGGATTCCGCGTCATCTCGGTAGACGAGCAGGTGGACATCACCTTATACCTCAAACGCATCCGTTAACATATGGCACAGATCAACGTATCCGAACTAGATTTTGGCACACTCAAAGAGTCGATCAAGTCGCACTTCAAGAGCCAGTCAAAGTATAACGATTTCGACTTTGAGGGATCTGGCCTATCCGTCCTTTTGGATGTTCTGGCGCATAACACCCACTACAATGCCGTCACCGCACACCTCGCGCTGAACGAAGCATTTCTCGATTCGGCACAGCTTCGTGGAAATGTCGTTTCGCATGCCAAGCTTCTCGGCTATACTCCACGTTCTACTCTGGCCTCCACTGCTATTATTAATGTTGAGGTAGAAGCTCCGGTGAACAACGCTCCCTCATTCTTATCGTTGGATCGTGGCACGAAGTTCAGTACTGTCGTAGATTCTACGAACTATACCTTCGTCGTCCTGGAAGCTAAGCCAGCTGTCCCGAAGATCAATGGAAAGTACACGTTCGAGAATGTGGCGATCAAGCAAGGAACCCTAAAGAAGATGGTATATCGAGTGGATGAACTGATTGAAAATCAGACATACGAGATTCCAGATGATACCGTGGATGCAACTACGATGCAGGTCAGAGTACGTGACGGTAATGCAGAGTACTCCATCTATACACAGTTCACGACTCTGATTAATATCACTTCAGACTCAAAAGTGTACTTCATACAGGAGAATGCAAATGGAAAGTACGAGATCTATTTTGGCGATGATAATCTTGGAGTGAAACCAGGATCTAATAACATTGTTGAGATCGAATACGTCTACACTAACGGAAGAATTGCAAACGGAGCCACAAGTTTTAAGTCTGCCCAGACAATCGGGGGAATCGCGATCAATGACATTAGCGTCAGTACTGTTACTGGTTCATACGGAGGTCAGGCAAAGGAATCTGTAGAGTCTATTCGATATAATGCTCCACTGGCATTCATCACTCAGAATAGAGCTGTGACTGCTGATGATTACCGCGCAATCATATTGAGAGATTTCGGAAATATCGATGCAATCGCTGTATGGGGTGGAGAAACTGATCCTGAGCCAAATTACGGAAAAGTCTATATCTCAATTAAGCCATCCGGAAAAAACGCTCTGAACATTGCCGAAAAGACTCAGATCGTCAACACTATTCTTCGCGGAAAGAACGTAGTATCGATCGAACCAACAATTGTCGATCCTGAGTTTACTTTCCTGGAACTAGAGACTTTCATCAAGTACAATCCTAACTTGACCGATAAATCTACGGCCGGAATTGAATCTTACGTTCGCGATATCATTCGCCTGTACAACGAGCGAAATCTTCTAAAGTTTGACGGTGTTTTCCGTTATTCTCAGTTCCTTAGCTCAATTGATAACTCTGAACCGTCTATCTTGAATTCGGTTGTCCGTGTCTACATGTACAAGACGATCACACCGTTGCCTGATAGGCAGCGCAGCGCGTTCGTTTTAGATTTCTCGGTACCAACATATACCACAAATTCAACTACTTCGGTCCTCTCATCCACTGCATTCAAGATCGGGGGAATCGATCATTACTTCGGGGACAGTCCAATTCCTGGAACCGGAAACAGAAATATCTATATCTACAAGTTAATCCAAGGAACTCGAGTTCGTGTTGCTAGCGCTGGAACTATTACATCCGCACTTGGCAGAGTGGAACTGACTGGATTCCGAGCCGACGACGATACTCCGATCAAAATCACAGTTCTTCCAAATTCCTTTGACATTGCTCCAAAGAGAAATCAGCTGTTGGACATCGATCAAGAGTATGTTACGGTCACCGCAGAAATTGATTCGATTGCTGTAACTGGTGCAGGCGGTTCGTTTAACTATACTACGACACCTCGCCACCGCTGACCATGGCTTCACTGATCGAGTCAACAGCCAGCACTCGTAGGTCCACTAAGGAGGTGGCCAGAGTAGAGCAGCTTTTTCCGGATTCGCTTAAGCCAAAAGCGGCAAAGCTCATTGAATTCCTGAAAGACTACTACGACCTCGTCAACAAGGATGGAACTTCCGGGTATCGAGTTGCAGTTCGATCAGGTGCAGGAATATTCACGACCGGAGAAGACATCACTTCGATTGGTCTCGATGGCGCTCAGATCACCGGAAAAGTTTCTTCATTCACTGACAACGAACTCCTGTTATATCAGGTTACCGGAACATTGGTCAGAGGATCTACTATTATCGGATCCGAATCAGAGACGTTGGTTCTCACAAACGTTTCCGGATCGTTTATTGCAGGAGAGTCGGTCAGTTCTCGCGATACTTCCAATAATCCGGTTTCGGCTAATGTACTACTGGCAACTGGCAACACGTTATTAGTTAACAATATTGTTGGAAATTTTGCGGTTGTTGCTTCTCCTAACCGAAAGGTTGTGACAGGAGTCATCTCTAACGCAACTGGCGAAATCACTGGAATCACACAAGGTACTACCAGAATCATCAGTCAGATCACGCCGATCTACGACAATCCTAGCTATACGATCTCGAGAATTACAAAAGAGCGAGATATCGATCGGGCAACGCAAAGATTTTTCGAAATGCTGCAAAGAGAAACCGCAGCTAATGCTCCAGGGAAATTTAGCATTTCAGAGGCCGATGCTTATAAGAAGCTGATGAAGTATTATTCTCTCCGTGGATCATCCAATTCCATTGAGCTGTTTTTCAAGATTCTGTACCAAGATGAAGCCGAAGTTTACTATCCTTATAGCGATACGTTAAAGCCTTCTTCCGGAACATGGAACGCTTCACTCGGAAGATACACTGATAACAACGGATTCCTTTCGGATAACAAGAAGATTCACGACTCTTACTACTACCAGAGG